AAAAACAACGGAGTTCACCTTGTTTTTGGAAGACAAGTTGGCAAAGCAGGTAAAAAGTTCACTCATTTAATTGTTAACTACAACCAAGCTGCTGACCTTTACGACCTTAAAGCTTTAAAGCTAAACAAGAAAACTTATGAAATGACAGAAGTAAAAACCTTAAATGGTCTTTACGGCAATCAAATCAAAACTGTTGCTGAAGATTTAACTGGACTTTATTTCACTCTTTAAACCAATGCAAAAAATTAAAATTATTAATTATGATCGTTTAAAAAAAGACGATCCATTATTCCTTAAAGCAATAGAAGAAATAAAAACTTTAGGAATACATAATTCTCAAATAAATTTACCTAACTCATCTTTTAAATCTTAATTATGAAATTTCTTCTGTTTGCCGCCTTTGGGGCAGTTCTTTTCTGGGGTGTTAGTTCATCCCTTTCAGACATGACTCGCCACGATTGCGAGATCAACAAGATCGAGCAAGCTTGCGAGGCTCTTTAAAATGGACTGCCCTAAATGTGGTAAAAGTTCTTTTGACTATGAAGGAGCTAAAAAGATTATTGAATCAAGATCAGACAAAAAAGGTGGTGTAAGAAGGAGAAGAGAATGTCCTGCTTGTAGTTTTAGATTTACAACTTATGAAATTCATCAACATAATTTGATGACTGATCCAGAATGTAGAAAAGAAATGATTTCAGACTACAAAGAAGAACTTTCTAAAACAATCAACAAATCAAGAGAAACAATTTTATTTGCCCTTGACCAAATCTTTTTGGATCTTTAAACAATGGACTTAAGCAAAATTCCTGATTCAATGCCAATTGAGTTTTTCAATACGAAAGTTTTAAAAGAACTAACAACAGAAGATTGGTCAGGTCTGGCATTTAAAAGAGGATGGAACAACGAGAAGCTAGGAAGGGAAATTGTAAAAGCAGGCAAACTGATCTATGAGAAAAGATGGGAATAATCTTATTGAGATTATTAAGATTTATTTCAATAACAATATTCTTATTGACATTATCAACTAATCTTATTAAGATTAAATTGTAAACAGATTCGTCTGTTTGCTATCAACCGCAACTTGAAAATTTATGAAAAAAGAGCAGAACAAGCTTGCTATCTGTGTCTTCGGGCATGGGTCTGCAATGGTCTGGGCAATAGGTTCAGACGAGAATATTATTCTCGCAACCAAAGCAGCACGAAAAGCAAAGCGTGATTACAAGCTCAAAGCTTGGTCAATAATGCCAGTCAACCTCTATGACATTACCGACTGCGAAACATGGGCTTACGATGGCATAAGCATCGTTGACCCAAACATCGTAGACAAAGAGTCAGAGAGTTATAAGACGGACATTTACAACCAGTACAGAGGAGCTAAAACTTTACCTAAAATTGAAGTTTTAGAAGTTGTTCTCTAGCTCAGAAAATGCCCCTCATCTTGAGGGGTTTTTCATAAATTTTTAATTTGCCTCAACCACACGGAGTTTTCCATGACAACAGCTACAGCAAAGATTCCTTCAAACGCTGGAACAAGAACAGTTCTTTATAACAAGAACCAAACTTTAAAAGCAACAAACGAAGGTTTAAGCCGTAGGGTTAAAAATTTAGAACAGGAAGTAACCGTTCTATTTGCTATTACCGCAGGATTAGCGACAGCCGCAATTCTTTTCTAATTACACAGCCCCTTCACGGGGCTTTTTTTTTACCATGAATCCGACAAATAAAGCAGCAATGCAAAAGTGGGTTTGCTCTTTACCAAGTAAAGAACTTGGACATTTGCTTCACTTTGCTCATCAAGAAAGAGCAAGAAGGAAAAAAGCAGCAAAGAAATTAGAAAAAAGCAGACTTGCTAGAAAAACCTACGAAGCCAATAAACTTAAAGACAAAACAGAAAACATATTAATTGACGATAATATTGGAAAATTCCTTAATCTCAATTAGAATAGATTCGGGGCTTGCTGATTTGAAGAATCCCGTGGTTGAGGTTCTTCTTGCGCCACTTCAGAACAAGCCCCTAATATGACGGATCTGTAACAAATAATTAATCTTATTGACATTGTCCAATAATCTTAATAAGATTAAATTGTCTTTGATTCAACCACAACGATGAACGTAACACACAACTTCAATCCAGAAGGCGACAAAGCAGCAGTTTATTATTACTCTGATGTTCAGCCTTGCACCGTTATCAAAAGAACCAAAAAATTTGTAACCGTTCAAATGGATGATTACAAATTAAACAAGGATTCAAAGCCTGAAATTATCGCTGGAGGATTTGCTGGTCATTGCACAAATCAACGAGAGTTGAAATATGACATCACCAGAAACGAAAACGGCGGAACACTTAAATTTGGCTTGAGAGAAAACGGTAGATGGTGCAGATGTGGCGACACTTGCTCTAACCCAACTGCATTAGGTAAAGGTTGGAGAGCCTTTTACGATTACAACTTCTAAATTAAACGACCCCGAAAGGGGTCTTTTTTTTGCGTAGTTGACAAAATACCATAATCTTATTAAGATTAAATTGTTCAACAAATCAACCACAAATGAACAACAATTTAACCGACTACGACCAAGAGATGATAACAGCTCTTTACAGAACAATCGGTTACTTAGGCGAACAAGGAACTTCAACTCCTGAGATCAGAAAAGTCCTTTGCGACGAGATCACAAAGATCGAAGAAAAAGCAAAAGCAACTCAGACAATCACAAAACAAGATCTTGATGATCTTTCAACAACTGGAGATCACAAAGACATAAGGATTGAAAAAGTTGAAGAAATAGAAGAAGAAGCCGACTGGCTCGACTTCAATTGCAAAGCAAGCCCCTGTCATTACTAGGGGCTTTTTTTGCTTTTACAACAATTCCTTAATCTTATTGACATTATCAAATAATCTTATTAAGATTAGAACGTAATCAACCACGACTTACAAATGACCGTTACTCAAGCAACAACTGAAGCCCAAATTTTTGAATGGACTGAGCAGCTTTGTGAAGCACTTGCAGAAAACTACAAGCGTTATCACTACAGAAGCATGACTCAAGACCCAACTTTTGCTGATGGTATTTTTGCCAAGAAGCAAATCAAAGAAATGAATGAAGGCACAGCTAAGTTAATGAGGTTTCGTATTCAGCCCGGCAAAAAGTATCTAAAAATTATTACTCAAGAATTTGATACTTACAACGACATCAACGAGTACAGAGATGGAAGCGTTCATGCTTTTGTTGACAAGCAAACAGGTCAAATCTACAAACCAGCAAGCTGGAGAGCACCAGCAAAGCACGTTAGGTATGACTTGAGAGATCAAAAAAGCAGAGAGTTCGTTTTAAATCCTGACAATTTAAGTTGGAGTGGCGGCTGGCTCTACATGAGATAAGCCAAAAGAAAACAGACCCGAAAGGGTCTTTTTTTTTGCCTTGAAATAATCAACTAATCTTATTGACATTATGCACTAATGTTATTAAGATTAAAACAGTTACACATCAACCACATGTCTTGCCCAGTTGAATCAGATTTAAACCGCCACATGGACCAGCTTGAAATACAAGCAAAAGAAGAAAAACATGCGGAGGCAAATCCTAGTTACTACTGGTTCATCACAACTAACAAATGGGATGAACATGCTTACTCAGAAGACGAAAAGAACCAACTTATTGCAGACGCAAAAAAAGAAGGTCTTATCTGGAGCTGCACAAAGCACACAGTAGGATTGAACTACTAAACAAAATCTAAACCTGAGAGGCAATAGCTTTTCAGGTTTTTTATTATATTATTAAGATTAACAGGAACTAATTATGCCAAACAAAGCAAGAGGATCTGAACTCTGGAGCGAAATACTACAAACCAGTGTTACCCCAGAAATAAAAAACAAAGTTAACCAATTGGCTGTTGCTGCTGGTGTAAGCAATAGCGAAATTGTCAGAAGCTTAATTGATCAGGCTTTAGAAGAAGCTTGATTGATTGTTGCTTCTAATCGTTTGACTTGAAGGGCTAAACGATCACCCCGTTCAATTGCTTCTGCTGCAATTTCGTACGGGTCAACTCCATAACATTGGAGGTCTTTTTTTATTTGTTGCGTCCTAGTGGTCATTGGCAAATGCCTCTGAGCTTCAGGTCAAGTTAATTATACACATTGTTGCAAACTCCAAAAAAGAACAGATAACTTTTTTATCAGTTAATCCTATTGACATTAAAACTACATGTAGCATAATTAGTACGTTTCTTACACAAATCAACCACAGATCTAGTACACAATGACCGCAAACGCTATACGAATTAAACCCAAAGTGATGCAGTATTGTTTAGCCGAAAAGCCGAGCTATATGTCAATGACTGCTTTTGTCAACTATTCGCTAGAAAAATATTTTTTAGGGGTTGACGCATATGATACCCTTAAAATACCGAACGGAAGAGAGAGAGAAACAAAAAAAGAGGGAGGTATTTTATCTAATACCAATAGAGTACCTAATAGTATAAATAAGGAAAAAGAAAATTTGAAAAAAAAGAGGTTTAAATTTAATGCTGACCTAATCCCTTTTGAACTTGAATTTGCCTCTAGCTTGATTGTTGATTTCTGGCAATCAAAGAAAGGAAAGAAAACAGAAGCAGCTTTTAACCTGTTGATGGGTGAAAAAGGTTTAATAGGGATAAAAAAGAAATATGGAGAAGATGCTGTAAAAGATCAAATTACTTTGGCAATTGCAAACGAGTGGCAAAGTATCACGTTGCAAAATTACGAAACTTTTGCAAAAGCAAAAACAACTTCATGGAATCCTGAACCAACAACAGGACATCCAGCTCAAAGAGTCTTCACAGCGTCCAGAGGCTTTGAATAATGGAACCGCTATATGACAGAGCATCAGTCATTAGATTGCTTAAGCGAGGGCTTAAAGCTCCTAACCCTTCAAATCCTGAAAGAACAGAATGGACATTGGAAGATTTAGATCAACCAAGTCCGGGTGCTCAAAGATGTATTGATGATGCAAATTCAAACCTTGCCATCTTCCCCAGAGGTTACGAAGGTGTGAGATTTAAAAACCTTGCACGAGAAGCAACACCACCATCTGAATCAGTAGAAGTTATTGACCCAAAAGATTTTCCAACATGAAGAGAAATGATCCTTTTAAAAAACCACCAACTTTTTGCTACAAATGCAAAAAAGATATTTATCCAACAGAAGGAGCTGCTAAAGAAAAAGCAGCAGAAAAAGTTAAAACAGGAAAAATAGAAGCAACAGCACATCTTTATGTGTACGAGTGTCCAAGAGGAAACGGATTTCATTTAACAAGTCAAAAAATAAACCACGGCGTTTTAAATCCAAAAAAAAGCAGAAAAAAACAAACTGTTCAAAGCAAAAACAGAAATCAACCTTTTATTAAAAAATGAGCTACTACAACACCACAGAAGAAACAGGTTCAGAACTTGCTGAATCTCATGCAAAAGCTAAAACACAAGAGAAGAAAATACTTTTGTGTTTTCACGATCAAGGAAACCCATTAAGTGCTTCTGTTATTTGCGAAATGCTTAACGATGCTTATCCGATCACTTCAATTAGAAGAGCTTTAACGGATATGACAAACCAAGGCGATCTTGAAAAAACAGACAAAAAAGTTATGGGCCGATATGGAAAAAGGGAACATCAATGGCAATTAAGAACAGACAAAAACAACCAATTTAATCTTTTTAAAAAATGAAATATCAAGAACTAGGAAACAATCCGAGTTTGTACCGCAATCCTGCTTGGAGTCATTTGAAACTTAGTCCACTTCCCATGTATCGGGATGAAGAACGCCATCAATATTGTTGGGAACCAACAGGCGAATGGTTAGCTTTTTCTACAACACAAATTGCAAGCCAAAAAAGTCCAGAGGCTTTAGCAAACATAGAAAGATACAGACACATTTGGCAGCCCAGAGGCGAAAAGGTTCATTGGTGCTTACAGCAAAGAATGTTGGGTGAAAAGAATCCAGACGCAGGTGATTATGAAGAATGGGTTACACCACTTTTAGAAAATAAATATTGGTCTAACTTTGAACCTTGGGCCGTTGAATATATGCTGGCAGATTTAGAAAAGTCAGTAGGCGGTCAGTTTGACCTTTTGGGTTATGACCACACATTGCAAAAGCTAGTTTTAATTGATTTAAAAACGCAATCAAAGAAAAACGCCAGACCCTATTCAACAGATGCTCAATTAGGAAGTTACGTTGACGCACTTGCAAACCATCATGGAATTGTGGTTGATAGTTGCAGAACAGTTTGGGCAAGACCGGGAAAATGTGTTTTTGGAGAAGAGCAAGATCCTTTAACTTGTCGGTTGAAATGGAAAGAAGCTTGGGAAACTTTTGAAGAAAAGGTTGAAGTTTTTTAATGGATAAGATTTTTATTCCTGTTCGAGGTCTTCCAGCTCCACAAGGAAGCAAGAGACATATTGGGCATGGAATTATGATTGAGAACAGCAAGAAAGTTAAACCGTGGCGGCAAGATGTCCGAGCTGCTGCCATAGATCACTATAAAGGATCAGTAATTGGTAGAGCTGTAGAAATAGAAATTGTGTTTTTATTTGCTAGACCAAAAAGTCATTTTGGAACGGGAAAAAATGCAAACAAGTTAAAACAAAAAGCACCAGAGTTTGTAACAAGTTCACAAACAGGAGATATAGATAAATTATGTAGATCAACTTTAGATGGATTATCAGCCAAAGCAGGAGGAACTGTTATTAAGGATGACAGTTTAGTGGTATCATTAAAGGCCGTCAAAAGATATGCAAAGGAAGACGAACTATTGGGAGCAAACATTTTCATAACACCTTTTGCTTTATCTTATTGACAATAAGTATTTAGCTTATTAAGATTAATCTGTTCACTTCAACCACACATGGCACAAGAAAACAAGACTCTCTATGAGTCACTTCTAAACTTCCAAAAACAATTACCAGACATTGCAAAAAGCAAGACTGCTGGACTTGGAAAGTTTTCATATAATTATTTACCTTTAGAAGATTTATTATCTGCAATTCAACCTGTTCTACATGCTAATGGTTTGATACTTATTCAGCCTCAAGCGTATAATGACCACGGACAAACTTGCATTGTTACACGTTTAATTCATGTTGCATCTGGAGAAGAAATAAAAAGCGAGCTGCCAATCTTTTTACCTCAAGATATGGGTAAAAAAGAAATGTTTACTTGGGGTGGAAGTTTGACTTATGGAAGACGCTACGCAATAAAAATGCTTTTAGGGATTGAACCTGATATGGATACAAATACAGAAGAACCAGAAAAAATAACTGAAAGAGAAACACCACCAAAGAAAACAGGCATCAGCAGAACACCAACAAGACCAGACTCACAAGGTAAAAAAGTAGAAGTAAAAAATAATGAATTTATAACTCCAGCAGCAAAAGCAGAAATTAGCGGAAAAATTGGAAACTTAAACGACAAAGATAAAGACAAAGTGTTAGGTGACTTTAAACAGCATTTCGACATCAAAGCTAAAGACATTTCACCACAACACATAACACTTGCCTCACATAGTCAATTTTTGCATCAAGCTATTGAAAAATTAGCTTGAGCAAATGACACCAGAAGCAATTGAACATGCTGCTCAGCAAGTTCTACTTCAACTAAAAAACCGCACTTTACAAAATCAAAAAAATGCCCAGAAACGAGTTCAAATTCGATGCTGCACTTCCACATCCAATTAGGTGGTCAGTAGGAGAAAACAAATATGACACAGAAGGCGATTGGCCTAGTCAGTTAGGACTTCAAATACCTACAGAATCAATTACTCCTTTTTGCAATTACTTAATGAGTTTGCTTGATGAAGAAGGAAAAATTTCAACTGGCAAGGTTTGGGATCACGACAAAAAAGCAGAAGTAGAAGTTGACGTTGTATGGATAAACGGGAAAGGTAAAGAAGGTCAATATGGATCTTTTGGAAACATTAATCCACAAAAGACTGAAGCACAGCGTCGAGATCAGGAAATAAGGAAGACGGTTTCTTCTGAGGAAATACCTTTTTAAGTAAACGCTGCCAACAAGAGTTAGATTTTTGCATTTCCATGTGAACCAACTTCCCTGCCTCCATAAAGAAGCACATAAATTTGCTGTCTCTTGGTGATCGTCAGAAAGTAAAATAGCCCTCTCTTGTAGTTCGAGTTTTAACTCCTGCTCCATAGAGGGTTCAACTATTAACCAATCAACTAATTTATTAATACTCATGTATCGACCTGAATGGCTTCAAGAAGATAGACAGCGAATGAAAGATATGGATCGCTGGTACAAACTTGATGGGAGAGAAAAAAAGACCCATAAATTTCATGGCCTTTACACAGGGTTATATAGGATCAGCAAAAGACTTGAACTAGAAGACAGAATTGAAAAAGCATTTGAAGCTAATTTAAAAAAAATCCCGTCATGGGTAAAACGGGATTAAACATTCCTCTTTTTCTCTAGTAGCAGATCTAATGCAGATCCAATTTAAAACTAGCTAAGTTTTATCTATTACGCCAGTTTCTTTGCCTGTCAGGCTCTTGACGGGCTTGTTCTTTTTCTATTGCATTGAGTCGGTGGAATATCTCACGAATATCAGATTGTCTTTTTGATGACCTGTTAGCAAGCACCATAAGCAAAGCACTTACCATTGCACCAATCAAAGCAGCATAGATTTCATTCATTTACATTAGGCCAAGTTCCCTGCTGTATTTTAATCCATGCTTTCTGTGCCTTTATCAAATCGGGCTTAGAAACATCTGGATCATTAATGATGCTCCATAGCTCAATTCTTTTATTTATAGATTCAACGCTTATTCCATAACTCTTAGAAATCGTTTCTTTTTGGCTCTGGCTTAGGAATTTCATTACTTTTTATCCATTTGTGTCTAATGTAGACATGTTTACTCGTTTTTCTATGGATGCCAAAGAAAAAGTCAAAAACCAAGCCAAGCAAGAAGAAAAAATTGAAAAAATACTAGATGATGATGACAAGCCTGAGTATCAAGAAAAAATTGTTTTTCTGACCTCTACAATTTTTCAGTCAATTATTGTTACTTGGTGTTTGCTAGTGCTGAGCATGGGATACATCAAGCTTCCAACAAGGATGTTTGGAATGGATATTCCAGACCAGCCTAGAATTGACAGTACATTTGCGGCTGGATTGCTTGGGAATATTTTGGCAGGTTGGGGCATCAGTGTAGGAGCTAATGGTGGAAGCAAGAAAAAGAAAAAAGAGGGAGAATCGTCTGGTGCTATACCAACAGGAGGCGGTTATCAAACTATTATTGTTAAACAACCTTTGGAACTGATAGCTAAACCTGCTGAAGTCCGTCGAGTTGATCCCATTACAAATCGTCCAATAGGGGATGACGGCAAACTTACATGAAAAAATTACTAATTCTTTTGCTATTAGCTCCATCCTCGGCATTAGCAGATATTTCTATCAAACACACAGCCAGCACAAGCCTGAAGGTTGATGGAGCAGCAGTGCAGGCTATTAGAGTTCCATCTACTTACGCTGTGTCAGGAAACAATATAAAAATCAGCACTGGAGAGCATATAGGAAAACTTACGGCTGGTTCAGCT